GGTCGATTTCTGACGAAAAATATGTTCCGTGTCAGCCTTTAATATGTTAATGTATGGAGAATTTATATCACAAGATTTAGACCGAGCCAATCGTCCATCTTATCAAAAAATTTAGGATCAGCTAGAAATACACGTAATTTACTGGGGCCTGGATTTGTCATACTCATATCAACGATAATATGCCGCATTAACTCAACATGCTCAGGATAAACATAAATGCTGATAGCCTTAGGGTCGTTGATACGAATTATACCCATAAGAGGACAAGACATGTCCATTTGGGCCGGATCTTCACAAGTTCGTATAGAAAGGTAGCCGCGATGCTCTTTGAGCCATTCGTGGATCAGTTCTAAAACGCTAGGTTCATGCATACGGGTCCTTCTGGGTCCTTGCTCTTGTCGATTTTGAATTCGTGAAAATTCATATGTTAGGCTTTAATAAGTTTATGTACAACGAGTTTGTTTATTTCGTTCATATCGAGTAGTGATAATGTCATGACATATTGCAAGATTGTTCATAAGCTTAGTAAGAAACTCAGGATCGGAAGCGTGAATGATATCACCACAATGCCACGCAAATGCTCCGTCGTTAGAAATATATCCGACACTGCCAATACCTCGGCACTGACAAATTATAACATCTTTAAAATCATTGATTATTTGATAATGACCGCCACATATCTTGAAGTGGTCAGCAACGAGCATCGAGAGAGTGGGGAACTCGCTCATACATCCGCTTCCGGCTGATCATGCCAATCTCTAATAGCATGCATCATTTCTGCGAAAAAAGTGGGGGAGGCTGCATAAATATTGACGCTATTAGAACCTCGTATATCTCGGTGATTATAAACCCAAATAGCGACTCGATCTTTGTAGACAAACCCCAAATTGTAATCGCGACATCGACAACATATTGATATTGGATCAAGAGGGGCAGTTCGAACACGATAATGAGGTTCGTATTCACTAAACCAATCCCCGAGAATTCGATAGAAAGGAGGAGGGAACTCGCTCATGGCATCACAATCTTGAAATTATTCAGGAGACGCTTATCTTTCGGATTGTTATTGAGATAGATTGCTGAATCATGACAAAGAGCGAGGCTCGTATCGAGCTTATCGAAGAACTCGGGATCTGCAGCAAGAATATAACCAGGATTCTCTGAGCCTACTGCAGATGCAACCAAAACACGATCTTTATTAATTTCAGCAAGTACTTCGATGCTCGGACACGCGCAAGTCACATAATCCTCACCACCGTACTCTTCACCATCAACCATTATATGAAAATGAGACCGGCTCAGCCACCAATGTTCTTTGATTAGATCTTTAAGAGTGACGTCGTCCATTTTCTTTCCTAAACTTATGATAATCGTTCATCGCATCAATCATGTCTTCAAAGAAGGTGGGGGACGCTGCGTAGACCGCACGCGGCCCAGGTTTTGTTTCTAGATTCGTATACTCGTCATTCCATTCTCTCGTATGGAGATAGCAAGCCATGTCTCGATCTTCGATCCAACCCATAGCCCAATCAACGTTGCTGCATTTACAGATAATTGAATTACTGTTTTGAACTACAAAATAATGTGTTGCATATTCATATAGCCAATCGTCAATGAGCTGGACGAGAAGAGGGATGCTTTTGTCTTCGACACTCTTGCTCACTGCATAGCGCCTGAACGATCTTTCTTAAGGGCAGCCGCGTGCGCGATTTTCAACGCTTCTTTGAATTTCTTAAAGAAGTTGGGGTCTGCGGCTTTGAGGGTAACAGCATTATCACGATTCATATCCTTGCCCCAAAGGAGCGCTGAATTTTTCTGCACATAACCCATATTGAAGCCGAGAATGCAAGGACAGTTAATTGAACCGTCTTCCCAGATGTTATAATGACGTTTAAGATTCGTCTTAAACCATTGCTGCATAAGTTCTTTGAAAGTAATTTTCTTATCCATCATTTCTTCCAAGGAATATTGGGGAAATCTTTATCGGTAGGGCTAGGATTGCGATCACCAATTACACCGCCATTTGAAATCAATTCTTCATGTTGCTTACCTCGCGCATGTTCAAATTTTCTCGCCCGCTCATGCCACACAATTATTGCTGATTTTAATTTCTGAAAGAAGAGGGGATCAGCTGGATTAAATGAGTTGAAGGGAGGATTCTCTGTATCCATATTCGTCAATGATGTGTTCCAGATTATCACATCACTATTATTTCTATCACCAACCCAGCCCATATTCTTACCACGAATACAATCGCAGACTATTTCACCATCTCTGATTACGCTGAAGTGGGACATATTCTCATAGAACCACTTCTTCATGATGTCTTGGAGGGAGAGTTCATTCATCCTGACACCGACCTATATCGTCTTGTTCTAGTTTCGTCAATTTTCTTTCTAATAATCACGTGCCATTTCTCTAGCGCTGGAACTAGCTTGTCGAAGAAGAGGGGATCGCCCGCACTTAAGATTATTCGATTTTGCTTACCCGTGCTTATCAGCGCATTGTCTTTCCAGACAAGTATCCTGTCCTGGAACACCCACCCCATATAGTAGATGCTGTCCACACATTCACACTTAACCGGAAGCCCTCCCTTAGTAGAGGCCCTGCTATAATCTACAAAATAGTGCTCCTGGTTCTCTGCAAACCAGTCATTCAACAAGTTGCTGAAGGAGGCTCCCTCCTCTCTACCGAGAGGTGGAACTGGCGCTTTGGTCATTAAACCGCACCTTTCCATCTATATCCCGCTATCTTATGCCATTCAACCAATGCTTGATACATCTTCTCAAAGAATTCAGGATCACTGGCACTTATCTTCTTTCCCTCGTCATCAGTCCTTCTTGAGGTCCATATAATCGCACAGTCGTCATGGATCCACCCCATATTATATCCTGCTGGACGTTCCCCGCTGCTCCCGTGTCCAACGCAGCGACAGAGCACATGAGTGGCGAAGCCATCGCCTTGCCTATAAGTAGTTGCATTCTTAGTTTGGTAGGGAGCCAGGTAGAAGTGGGGATCTCGCCTGGCGAGAAAGTCACCAACTAGGTCAGCTAGTAGAAGAGGGGACCCAGGAGTGCGCTTAATTTTAGCAGGCATTAATCATCTCGTGCCATTTCTTCATCGCTTGATAAAACTTCTCGAAGAACTCGGGGTCCTCTGGGTAAAAGGTCAACCCATCTCTAGCCACGTTGAGGGGGTTATTCCAGGTCACAACGTGGTCCTCGTAAATCAATCCCATGTTATAAGTCAAGGAGAGGCACCCACAGATTATCTGGGAGAAAGGTTTCCCGTCATCAACTCCAGCACCAGTGTGCCAATGGTTTGGGGCGAAATGGGGGTCCCTCTCACCCAGCCATTCCCCGACAACGTCGATTAATCTAAGGGAGGACAGCTCGCGGGGTGGATTAGCTTGTTGTGCCATAAAACCAACTGACTCCGCAACTTGGGGAAGAAGTCGGGGTCCCCCGCTTTAAATACAACACTATCTGGGAATATTGGGAATCCCTCTCCATCAAAGTGCCTGACTCCAACCCAGACCTCATCTTCCTTAGTGAGAGATTGGTTCCCAATGTAACCAACAATAATTCCATCATTCCGTTGAGGGGGACAATACTTGTCCTTAGGGGCACAAGTAAAGGTGATGACCGAGGAACGCACCCCTACTCGGAGATGCTTGCCAAGTGGGGAGGCCTCCTTGCTGCGCAACCAGTTCTTGACTATCAAAGTGAGAGAGGGGGACCACTGGGTTCCAGGATTAGTGGAGCGGGCCATTTTTACACCTCAATGTCTTAGCCAACAACATATCCCGTAACTTGTTAAAGAAGAGGGGGTCCGAAGGGTGGAGCTCATAATATGGACGATAGGAAAAACTTATATCCCGATATATCTCTCCGTTTGACCAGATCATAACATGGTCTTGATACGCGGTTCCAACCAAGTTTGGAACAGGACAACAACATCTGAAGTCGACAATATGAGTCCCACTTCCGTCAGACCTTATCCCATCGATAGGGCTTTCCTGGAACCAGTCATATACTAGCTCAGGAAGAGTAGGATTAGTTTCGTCTACCATAACATTCTTTACGGCTTCTTTCCAAAGCCTTTGTAAGCTTCTCAAAGAAGTCCGGATCCTCTGGATGGAGAGTTTCTGAATAACGGCTTGCTATCCTAGCCCTTGTCCAGACATCCACTCTATCACTATAGATAGAAGCTAAAACACAAGTAGGTTGACAGTAGTCACACCTGAAAACAGGTGGCCAACCTCTAAGATCCCTAAACAGACGAACTCCCAAAACACGAACGCGGCGGTCCTTCCACCACTCATGGATTAGATCTAAGAGATCAGGTTCGTTATATAATTCCTTATCCACAACATCTCTTTCGTTCACGGAGAAGTATCCTCTCGAGTTTAGTAAAGAAACGCGGGTCCTCCGCCCTGAGAACTGTATTGGTAGTCTTGCCAGTATAATGCTGATCCCAGACTTCTATATTGTCATCGTTGACATCGGCAAGTATGCCGTATTTAGGACAACCATTACATCTGAAACCCATCGAACTAAAGAATGCTACTCCAGAATAATTAACCTGTTCTCTAAATGATATAGGTGTATTCTGAAACCAGTCAAGCAATATATCTGAAAGTTTAATCACGGTCCACAACACTGCTTCTGTTTGTTAAGTAGCGCGTCTGTTAGATTATCTAGAAACTTAGGATCTGCAATATTAAGAATCTCGGTAGAAGAACCGGACGAAGTAGTCCCATCGTGATCAATTACTACGCAGTCTTCTTTAATCCAAGCCAATTTGGTTGATCTATTACAGTTACAGGTAAATCCTGGGGTATAGTATACGTAGCGAACCTTCTCCCTAAACCAACGTGGCGTCTGCTCGACCCACCAGTCCATCAGTAGTTCTGAGAGTCTAACGTTTATTTCGGACATTTCGGGCACCGTTGTTTAAGTAATGTCTCCTGTAGATTCTTGAAGAAGTCGGGCTTGGCGGAATCGTGTACAACGCCCATTGGCCTTCCATCCGGGTTAACGACTCCAGCCCTATCCCAAACAATTACATGATCATCGTTGACTGTAGCAATCCAAATGGGCGGACTACATCCACAAGCAATTCCAGCAGCGTACGAGACACTGGTTGAAGTATGAAAAACAACTCTCTTTTTAAAAGATTTAGATCTTTTGAGCCACCAATCAAATACTATATGCGATAAACTAATACCGTTGTTCAAGCAGCATTCTCGAACAGTACGATACAGACCTTCAACCATTTTCTTGAAGAGTTCGGGTTCCGAAGGATTGTAATCCTTACGTTCAAAATTCTGAAGATCATGTTTCTTCGGTGCCCAAATAGTTACAACATCGTCTACCTCATCATATACTTCAGCTTCCCAGAGGCTAATAACCCAGGTCTTTTTTCGACATTTACACTCAAACCCCGGACACTTGTTGCTATCGCGTGGTTTATATTGGAATAGGTGATGGAGATGGGATTGTGTGCCCCACCATTCGAGCATCAGATCGTGGAATTTAATAGACAAATCGTTGTTCATGGCGACAATTACGACGTTGTTCTAACATCGCATCAACGAGCTGCTCAAAAAAAGCAGGATGAGAAGGATAATAACTAGTACGGGTACAATTTACACCTTTCTGCGGACCCCAGACAACAGCACGATCATCACAGATAGTAACGATCCAGTAAGCCCCGCAATTGCAGCGAATGCCAGGCTGAAACTTCCCATCACCCGAAACATATTCGAAGAGATCTTGGAGAGAATGTCTTTCTTGCCACCAATCTCGCATTATAATCCTAAAATCGGGAGTTATGTGCGACGATGGATTAGAGCCTGTTGTCATCATAATCAGTCACCGGTGGTAATCCCCTTATCTGCCTGATTCCAATATGTGAACAACTGGCAAGACAAATATTGATATGCATCTCAAGCTCACTAAACATTTCAGGATCGTAAGCTGGAATTTCAGACATTCTCTCATCACGCGGCGGTGTCCAACCTCTAACTGTTAATTTCTTATTGTTAATCATAGCGATCCAGATCGAACAACATCTACATGATATTACCCATTCATGTTCTACTTCTTGCATTGGCTCAACGTAGAGCTTCTCGTACAACCATGGCTTGGTTACTAACCATCGCTCTACTGCCATCGATAATGTTATATCATTCATCATGTGCGCTCACATGAACAAAGATTGCGTGTTCGAGCTTACCGAAGAGATTAGGATCGGAAGCTGTGATTGTCCGTATGCCATCATCAGTATCCATAGCAACTTCCGCGTCTTCATTACTAACGAGGATAATATAATTATTGCAAGTGCTGCATCTAATAACATGATGGTGAGTTTCGTATATCATCATAGGTAGCACTCCTCGAGTCCCAATAAAAACTCTCTCGTTGAGCGCTTCGTGGCAATCTAACCACTTCTCTAGAAGTTCAGACAGCGTTACTTGATCAGTGGCCATATTAGATAAACAACCATACCTATAAAAGCGATCCAGACGATCACCTCTATTGTTCGTCCGATTGTTTCGACTTTATCTCCCACGGCTTCTCCCTAGTATAGTGTCCCCTATCTCCCCCACAATGCGCCTGCTCTTCAATTAGAACCTTCTTCAATTTCTCAAAGAAATCTGGATCTGAGGCTTTAATATAATCTTTCGGACGCCAGCGAGTTGCCTCTATATCAGATGTGGTTGTCCAACCATGATTCCAACCAACCTGGTCTTCCCCGATAATAATTAACCATCTACTACAACCACAAGCAATACCATATTTGGCCCATGCCATCTCTGGCGAAGAAACTGCCATAAACCTCTCTGCGAGGTCTGGATCTTTATTAATCCAATCGAATACTAATTCGTGAAGTTCAACGGTGTCGCCCATAGTCTCTTATCTCTATGAATGCCTTCAATACGAGCTATCAGATATCTTTCGAACTTACTAAAGAATTCGGGATCAGCGGCCCGTAAAACATACAGCCCTTCATCAAGATCAGCAAATCCAATAAAGTAAACAGAATCTTCACGAATACGGGCGAACGATGATCTTGTCTCCCGATCATAGATGTCATATGATGAAGCCGCTGTTCCAATGGTGTATCTCGCGGGAAATTTTGGTTCCATCCAGTCCTTGATTATCTGTCTAAGATTTAAAGCGTCCATGTCTTACCGTAACAATGTTGTGGTGGCAATCTTAATGACCTGTCGTTTAAATAATCTTTTAACTTCTCAAAGAAGTTCGGATTTGCAGCCCGCAGTGTTAACTTATCACCACTGAGCAGCTGCACTAACAAGTTGTCTTCCCAGATTGCCGCCGGATAACTCTCTGTAATCTTATCGAATAAACCATATTCACTAAATGGCCCGATAAATATACTCACTGCTCGTTTCACTTCATATCGTCCGTGAAACTTCTCTGCGACGAGCCAATCAGCTATTATTGTAGTGAGCTTCAGAATATCACCTGATCTCGAGCAACAATCTCTTCCCAAGTTGGTTCTGCCAACATGACAGCTTTAACTTTCTTAAAGTATTCAGGATCAGCAGGATTAAGTTCTTCTTTAGTTATTCGAGATATCTTAAGATTACCTTCAAAGTCAATTGTGGCATTGGGCAAATCCCGATGCTGCTTGGGTGTGAGATGCCGTTTGGGTGTAATGAACCATGTATAGAGCGGATTATCTATAATAGTGTTCTCTTTAATGTCGTAGAGCTCTTTCATTACTGGATCTGTCTTAAACCACTCTACCATTATATGACCAAGATTGATCTTTTCCATATGTTATTGTATAATAGAATAATTATATAGATATCTAATACCGAAGTTCGCGCTACGACGAGACGTGCGGAGTACGTTGTTCAAAATGATTTCTCCGCCAGGTCAGATACTTTTCTAATTTCGGGAAGAATTCAGGATCGGCAGCCCAAAAGGTAATTTCCTTATGGCCGTGTCGGTGTGCTATTTCTACCCTATCTGGAGAAATCAAGCCTATTTCAAAAGCCCAAGATGATTCTCTAACATCAGCAATGGTATTACGACCATTCTTGGCTTTAATGACTCCGTAGAACCTAGGGAATAGGTTGAAATGTGCATTACGAAGCCAGTATTCAACAAGTTGTGTTAGGGTGAGATTAGGATCGGTCACTTTTCCTCTACTACTTCCTTAATCAGGAATGTACTCACTAACGAATCAAGTTCTTTACGTCTTGCGGCCAGCTTTTCTGCTGACACCTTCTTATCCATTCCTGCTAACATTCTACGATAATGACGATGCGACAAAAATGAATCGGCGAGTTTTTCAAACATCTTTGGATCAGCGGCTTGCATTATAGCAGGTCCTTCCGGCGTTATAACCTTAACCAAATCGCCTCTGATCAAGCCTGCGATATGTGGTGCACTATCATTGAACATAATAGTACCAGCAATGACTTTAAAATCTTTAAATTCTTCCTGCTCACTGACCCAGGTTTCAACAAAATTTTCCAATTCCATAACTCTTGTCTATCCTATTTGTAGATTTTCATAATCATTGACAATAAATTATTAGATAATGGGATAATTATATCTAGTTCTCATATCGCGTAACGCGCGCGGCGCGTTATTTTAGTATTACCGGACACTGCTTACCGTCATCATGGGACCAATTATGAGAAGACACAAGTGCTTTCCTCAATTTCTTGAAGAACTCAGGATCAGTGGCTTTTAAAGCACGCCAATCACCGTATCTCTTTAACCATTTAGTATAAGGGCCCTCTCCTCCATAATCTGCGTCTCTCTGGATAACTGGTCTAATCTCAACACCATCTTCTTTGATCCAACCGAGAATATTAATGACCGGCCCACCACTAGTACAGAATGTGACAATAGTTGGAGTACTACCGTCTTCGACATTGAAATCTAGACTGTTATCCCAAACCCTTAAATGTTCTTTTAAAACTGGACTGCGATCTATCCAATCTTTTATGATTGTTGTTAGTTTAATCATTTCCAATCATAATGTCTAAAGGACTTTAATAATTCGATTTTTATCTTCCTAAAGAAATCAGGATCTGCTGCCTCCATCTTACATGAGCGAGGCTCCAGGAATTCTACATAAGTGTCATATACTTTCGCTTGCATATATCCTAAAGCTCCACACTCACATTCTATTGTATAATTCGGCATATTCCCCCACATAATCAATTTAAAATGGTTCTTGAAAGCAGAGTCTTTAAGCCAATCGGATATGGCCTTAGAGAGGTGCACTAGTCCTCTCCGGTTATCCAATCATAATCCTCGATCATATCACCCCAACTTTCGCGAATAATGTACATGTCTACCCCTATGGGGTACCATGCAGAGCCTTGAAGCTTGGGTATATGTCTTCGGAAGGTTAGTGCTCTCCCATTCTTTGTCTGTAAAGCCCAAAAACCTTTATCGTAGGAGAGTTGCTCTGGTGATATATCAACAGGAAGAAAGATATTAACTCTCTTCCAATCGGTTGCGTATTGACTCGGGATGCTTTCATAATCTAGGATTACAAATGCTTCCCGGCTTGTAGTCTTAACAGCGCCTTTCAAGATGGGCGTCGGGTTGCTAAAGGCATCATCGAGCTCATGCTCGAATACCATAGATTCATCCTAAATAGTAGTTTGGAATAATTCGGACAGAATAGTCCTTTAGATGTTCAGGAGTGCCCTACACAGTAAGGTTCTCATAAGGTATATTTATTCTGCAAAGCTTCATCCAAAATGATTCGGAAAAATCCAGAGGTGGTCATTCTGGCCTCCACATACCTTGCCAAAAATCTACAACCTTATCAATTTTCTTACCCCAACGTTTCTTAAGCTTTTTCTCTTTACGCTCCCAGTCGTATTTCCTACCAACCTGCGTAATTTCGACGTCCGGGTAGAGACAAAGTAAGAAAGTAGTACCTATAAGTATCACCGACATAAAGAAAACAGAAAGTCGAAACCACGGGAACCAAAACTTACCTTCTCTTACCATTATACAAGCAGAAGAATGGTTCTAAATGCTTTGCTATTTCTTCAAAAGAGTCAGGCTTAGATAAGTCTATACGAGGCATTTCACCGTTCTCATCGAGAGTTCGCACTATAACAGCATTTGAGCCTTCAAATGCCAATATTTCCATTTGACATGCACGTGTTATATCATCTTTAGGCACTGCGCGGGTATATTCTAAACATAAGACTACACGATCGGGATCCTCAGCTGCAATTGATAAATAAACATTATCGGGGTCAGCAAACACGTAGTGTTCATTTAACCATGTCCCGATTATTTCCGGTAGGTGTTTTTCTATTGGATTTTCCATTCTTCTTATTTAGATGGAAACGCCTACGCGACTTTTGTTGCCGCTTATTCTTCCGTCGCTGTTTTATATCTTCTTGATGTTCTTGATTGTGTTTACGTAATTTAGCTTTAATCTCTTCTGACATCGGTTTGGAAACGCCAAGAAGTTTTCGGATTATTAAATTCGCTTTATGGTCGCTACCTTCTTCTCGAGCCTCAACAACTTTAACCCACGGATCTGCAGCTCTGCATTCGGGAGATTTCCAATGACCGAATAATTCACCAACATTTTTGGTGCGAAACTTCATGCAACGCCCGCAGATCATAAAAATTTCTTCTTAACGTAGCTTATAGATTGTTCAATCTTATCAAACAACTTCGGGTCAGTCGCATCAACTGATAACGGTCCATCCTCATGTTCTAATACTATCCAATGATCCCCTACCATTCCAAAATAATGGTCCCATTTATGATCGTATCGCTTAAGAGTGATTCCCAATTGATAATGGCCTGAACGGCGTGTCAAGAGTAATTCGCTGGAAGATTTAGTTCCCATCCAGACGGTTAGTAATCGATAAAGTGTAAGTTGCGTATCATTAATCATCAGAATTTCTTTATGGATTCTTTAAGAAGAGCAAAAAAATCAGGGTTATCGGCATACAAAATCCGCTGTCCAGACTCATTTTCATATTTGAAATCAACGTGATTATCAATGACCCATCCAATCCAAGTGCCTTCAATCCACATAGCTACAAGTTTTGACTCTTTAATGGGTGTGAAGATTAAGGTTGGATATTCATCTTTGGCCCAATCTCGAATGAGTTGCCAGAGCTCCACTTTACTCACTCACTTATCTACTGGGTCCTTCCTAGCGTCGAATGTCCAATGTTCTTTATTCTTGGCTTGATACCAATTTGTATGCCTGAAGAGCGCATGTGTTAGACCTTGTTCGAGTTGTTCAAAGAATTTTGGATCAGCAGCTTGGATCTTTCGTTTGTTGTTTGTGTCATAGATGAATTCTATATTGTCATTATTAATTGCAGCAATGCGGCCATCCATATAACGGTCTTCAAACTTTACATCCCCAGTGGCGAAACGAGCGATATACTCCATAGTTGGTCTGATATGGCATAGACTTACTTCGACAATAGCCCAGTTATTTCGGGACAACCATTCCTGGACTATTTCTACTAGCGTTACGTTCATTGTTTTTAACATAAGAGATTAGGTTCTTAAGAAATTTGCTATAATCATCTCCCGCAGGTAGATTCTCGTCGGTTAGCAATCTGCGACGAATGGTCTTAACAGTCTTTTGAGTGATTGGGTTATAGCCCTCATGCTCACGGTTTCCCCAATACATTGCCGTGCCATTCTTTTGCCATTTTGGGAGTTTGTCGTATTCAATACCATGCTCATCAAGTATAGCTAACTTCTCGGTATTAGTCCTGTTCTTCATATTAGAAGTCGCAGTCCTAGCAGATAAGTCTTTTCCGCGTAGTGTCCAATAACACCAGCTATTCAATGCGCACCGCTGAGCATCTGCTTGTCTCCATCTGAAATAGTCGATGACATTGAGACTACGAAGACCAACCCAGACTCGGCTATCAAAGTTTCCCTCTATATCAGTAGCTTTAGTGAAAGCAGCACTAGCAATGCCAGCTGAAACAGAGACTGTTTTTTCAGCTCTACGATTGAACATATCCCAACTACGGGGGAACAAGATAGAGATTTCATCACTCTCAGTGTATGCATAAGCGCCCCCTAATTGCTCCATCAGGGCAGTAGTGGCAGTCAGCATATGATGATGAAGAGTGACATCGAATGGCTTCATGTAGTGTTTTTCTGTCAGCGCTGAGAAGCTTCTTCCGTCTATCCTCAAGATTATCCAAGTTTCAGGTGCAATCTTGGTACGACTGAAGACTTCCATTTTCTTCATTTGTTCGGACAGATCATCGAATTTCATCACCATTCTCCAGGTAGTTTCGAATCTTCATAAAGATTTCTGCTTGTTCTATAGCATCATCTAATGCATTATGTGTATGCGGTTTCTTCGAGAGAAATCGCTTCTCCATATTACGCTTTGTTGTATCCGACCACCTTTTTTTTCGCAAGGCCCCCATATAGTACGCTTTGATATCTAGCCCAGAAATGCCAAATGGGTTATTTCCTATAAAGTGGTGGAAATACCAACTTACCCACGACCAATCGAACGATGCGTTAAATGCAACAAGTACAGGACGACTATTGTCTTTATTAGAAACAGTGCCGAGCCAGGACGAAAAGTTATACATCGCTGTTTTCGGGTCTTGACCCTTGGCAATCAAGTAATCTCGTTCTAATCCCGACACAGCTAAAGCTCTGGGGTCCCATTTATCACTAATAGGTTTAAGCTCAGCGTAGTAATTGCGGCCAGGATCATCCGCTACACAAGCCCCAACAGAGGCCATAGAATAATCACCAGGTATCTGGCCATCCGCCTCTATATCAACTGAAATCCAAACATCATTACGCATATACCATACCTCACCTCTAAAATACATTGGATGTATCGTTCGATATTCGAATGGGAAGGCTTAAATACTGACGCTAGGTTAGTAGCTTCTCTAGTCGATCAAGCCATAGAAAAGAGCGGCGTGGATATGACCGTTCAATTTATGAGAAGTGGATTCTATATCTTCTTGTATATGCGTGGACACACCGGAACTTGGAATTTTGAATGGAACACTAAGGAACCAGGCTACATTGATACTGGAATATCTCACATCCCAATAGCGGACCCAGATTGTATACAAGCTCTAACTATTGAAGTATATAAGGCTAAAATCCTGATGTTGCAGTTCTGTGGATGTAATAATTGCAGCGATCAAGATAAGCCAAGATGATAGATTTGATACTCGAAAAACGAGACACTCATCCATTTTTGAAATGGTATGAAGAAGTCTTAATTCGATCTGAATATTTTAATGTCCGTCGAGAAGAACACCCTGAAAATACCGAATATCTTGAATATCATAAGAAATTATATCAAGATGATCTCTGGCAGACAAAACATGGCTCATTAAGTTTCTTGCGTATAGCTGGTAAGTTAATTGTTTTGGATCTTTTTGCATTTCCAGATCATTCATATCAATTGTGTAAATCAGGTCTATTCAATGATATCAAACCGGATTTTTGGATCTCATATGATCCAAGTCCTAAGATAGAACGCTTATTAGGATGCCCTGCCAAACCGTGGATAATGTTCCCTGCAGGATGGGAAGCCGTTAATAAATTTCGTTGGTCAGGAAACTGGACTTATACTGGTATCATTACTTCAGGCCAAAATAGCATCAGACGGATGAGACGTATATCGTGGGTTAGGAAAGCTGAATCTCTTGGTGATTTCTATTGTACAAGACGTCAAATTAGGCAATCTAGATATCTGAGATTGTTAGCTCGCAGCAAATGGGGGCTTATCATATCTCATAAAGGTCTGAAGAACACAAGAGAATATGAGTTTCCATCCTGTGGTATCCCTATGGCTATGAATTATCAACCAATCTATGAATATCCGTTCTATCCAAATGAACACTACGTCTTATTAAATAAGCCTAATGATTTAGAAAAATTACGTGATATCGATGCGCATTATTATGCTAGACAATCAAGATGGATTTGGGATCATTATTTGCGACCAGACAAGGCTGCGGCGTTATTGTTGCGGATGATAGATTGAATGGCACGGACACTCGTTAGGACAACAACAATGTTGGTCAAGCATTGATTGCACGGATTCAAGAAAATGACCTTCGTAATTCTGAATAAGCATTTGATTCATCAAATAAATCATTCGGATCAATGCTCTGTTTTCTTTCCGTAAGGTAATGACCTGCCATTCGAGATTCTTGATTTGAGTCATCCCTTTCTCACCAGCATCACATTGTAGGACTGCCTGGCAGAAATTGATTAAACCCCGAAGGCTTTCCTCTTTATAGGGACAAACCGCGTCATGTGTTTCACATTTTTCGACCAGATGCTTTAAAGCTCTTCGCAATAAAGTTGATGATGCTTCGGTTCGACTAATTTCAGGGTCTTCGCTCATCCTTGGTCGCTCGGTACCACTCGATGGTTCGTTTCAACCCGTCATGTAATTCTGTCTTAGCTTTGAAACCAAATTCTTTTGTCGCACGGGTTGCATCAATACATCTGCGTGGTTGACCATCTGGTTTAGATGTATCCCAGTTGATCTTGCCTTTGAAATCGTAGAGTGACCCAATTGTTTCAACAAGCGATTTAATCGATGTTTCTGTCCCAGTACCTACGTTGATAAGTTCAGAATGTTCCAGCTTATCTAGAGCCCGTAGAACAGCATCGCCAAAGTCTCGAGCATATAGAAATTCACGAGATGCTGAACCGGTTCCCCAGATCGTTACATCCCCACCGCTTGCTGTAGCTTCATCGAATTTCCTAATCAAGGCTGGAATCACATGTGAATTCTCAGGATCACAATGATCATAAGGCCCATACATATTTACAGGGATAAGATTACAAATCTTCATTCCGTGCTGTTTAGCATAAGCTTGTGCCCCTATTAACGAATTCAACTTAGCCACACCATAAGCACGATTGGTTGGTTCCGGCATACCATGACGCATTAAATCTTCTTCTTTAAAGGGGACAGGACAATGTTTGGCATAAGAACATACAGTACCAACCATCACTAATTTTTGGATCTTGGTACGAAGTGCAGCATCTAGAACCGTATGTGAAATCTGCGTAGTCGCCGCCCATAGAGTGGCTGGGATTTTTTGGTTTAGGCCAATGCCGCCGCAGTCAGCAGCCAAGTTTACGAGGTGAGTGATTTTGTTGTCTTTAATCCAGTCTGTTAAATTCTCCAGATTAGTGGCATCAACGCCTAAGCGGCGGCTCCCACCACAATGGGGAACATTGCGCTCCCACAATACTTCCATAAGATTGGAACCAATAAAGCCTGTAGATCCAAGAACACCAATCATTTTACTTTACCTCTGCTTCACCTTTATATAATATATGAGATTTGTTATCGTAGCGTTGATGGCATTATTGGGGAGTATTACTCTTATTGGTCAATTATATGTAGTACCAGTATCCACTCCTGTGCCAGAGATCACAAACGATATCCAATCTTTGTATAGGAGTACTGTTTGGATCGGGATCGACAAACCCAATATTAAAGGTATATCCCCAACCTTCTTAATGACTGGTTGGTCGCTGTTGAATAAGGATGGACGTAGTTATATTGTTACAGCCGCCCACGGAGTTGCTTACAATAAAACTGATCTAATAATAGGTTATTGGTTAGGTGGCGGGACATGGACTATTGTGCCTGCCAAAATTGAAGGTGCATTTTATGGTCATCAAGGTGGTGATATTGCTATCTTGTCTGTCCCTGTTGTTATTCCACCTCTTCCAATTAAAGGCCCATCTCATTTTTCAAAGGATGATGAGATTCTCGTTGGTGGTATTCAACACGATTTAATTGGTAAGCGTGTAACACCCGCTCGTGTAACAGTTGGGAAAATTATACAGACCAACACATTGAGCCATACATTTACTATTAATGGCTGGGCTTGGAATGGATTCAGCGGCGGTCCGGTTTTACATCGACCAACCAAATCAGTGATTGGATTTATTAGTCATTCACCTAAAAGTCACGCTCATAACGCTACGCGGACTGTGTGCATGGATGCAACACGAATTAGTGCTTTGATTCTTGATTTGGGGTTGTAAACGTTGCGTTATTGAAGCTCGTAGTGTCGAAGACATATCCAAAAGGCTTCAACTTCTTCTTCAGAACTTCTAATCCGACGTGTGGATATTCTACACAGAAGACTTTAGGAATGACAGCACTCCCTTCCATCCCTTCTATTACTTCTATTTCGTGACCCTCAACATCAAGAACCATTAGGTCGATTTCCCCCAGATTCATAGTATATATCAAATCCGAGAATCGTACAGTTTCAACATCAAATTCTTCAAATTTACAGCCTTCTTGTTTTAAAGATTTTAAATGCTTATCATTATGTGAAATCGAGCCATTTCCAAACATCTGTCCTATTGTTGGGGATACGGCTTGTTTAAAGCGTGTAATTCCATTTTTGTTCGATAGAGCTTTTTTGATATTAGTCGCCTTTGGACGATTCTTAATCAACCTATCATAGATGTATGGAACAGGTTCGAAATTGATTCCCCACCATTCCATTGATTCTTCGAAGAATTTACAAGAACTTTCAAGAACCCCATCGAAGGCTCCACATTCAACGAAGACTCCCTGTTTGCGGTTTTTGAAGTATCGCTCCCATAGAAACTTGTCAACCGGTGGATTCCACTGACCATAAAATTTCATAACATTATTTATTCAGAAATACAGTATGAGGAAGAAACCAGGACTGGCTTACTACTCAGTCCATCGTAAACACTTCTGTGTCTCTGTCGGGGATATGAAATATAAGGACCTAACAACTGGAGAAGAATTCGAAGAGCTGGACAGCAATGCGATTAGGCATGTTGTGCCGGAGGATTTACTGGATTCTACAATTCTAGTAGAAATGTCAGATAAAGATCACTACATTCGTGTCTCATATAAAGAGATTGATTCTACTAAAGATGTAGGCGATCTCGTGTCTATAGACCTGGACAAGGATGGGCACGTAGTCGGTATTAAATGCAACTACCCGTGGCCCGCTTAGAGCGAGACCTTAACGTCCCAGCGCTTTATACCCAACTGAACACGAATCGCACCTCGAACTGCGGGTGGGAACCCTGCACGCTCAGCGTATGATTCGTTCCAATTGAGGAAACATCCTGTGACGCCATAAGCCCGCTTCCGCTCAATTGGAGCAGCCGCGCCATGTGGCCAAGACCAGTAGCCGTCTTCATAAACGAGTTTCTTGTGATGGTGACCCATCAAGTAGACGTCTGCGTGATGAGAATCAGCCTGCGTACGACATTTCTTTAGGGCCGATTCTGGCGTAGCACCACCACCCGAGCCGTGCCAAGAGTGAATTTTATAAGTCTGCTGACCAACATGTAGTTTTGTAAATGCCATCCATCGACCCCACTTCGGGCCAGCACTTTCTTTCTTAGTCCCCTTTACCATGTTGTTCAAGAAGACATTCATCTGTTGAGCTTGCGATATACCAGTCTTAGCCTCTGATCTCCACCAGTGATTTGAATCCTGTGTGAGCAGAAGTTTACCAGCTTTTGTAACAGGTTCCCAATAATCAAGTGCACCCTGGAACTGTTCTGCGGGAGGCATGTTCTGGTCCCACATCATACTATTGTGCTTCTCATCACCAGGGAGTGCGTTCTCAGTGTCATCACCCAAGCTAATGGCGTATGTGTTAGGAGTCTTCAGGATATAATCCCTATAATCCAAAGCCTTCTGTTGATCATAACCTCTGTGACCAATGTGTAGACAAGAGATTACAAAAATCTGGATGCTGTCACCCTTCGGCTTCAAACTAATTTCGTGTGATCTCATGCAATAAAATCTCCGTCAATTAACGTGTTGATTTCTTTGTTTTTACTTGATTAGCTTTGAGTGAATTTAAGAATGTTTTCAGTTGCTCTCGCACCTGTTCTAGCGTCAAATTCACTATTGTCGTGGGCATTAAAGGCACGAGACGCCAACCTTCAACGGCAAATTCTTTACTCTTGCGCGCGACATCGCCTCTACTTCTGTGAAAGAATATTGCAAATTTGTATTTTGGAAAGGTGAAATGAGCAGTGGCAGACCCAGTAACTCCTGGACAATCATATTCAAGGCATAGGTCTTCACATGCTTGACGTATGAGGTCAAATTCTTTACCAGTTGTACGAAAATTAGATAATGATTTTCGAATGTTGCTTGGAACTTCGGGACCGTAACTCTTCTTAACTTGAAAGATATTACCTGCGGCCATTTCATCTCCCTTGCTAAACACGATCTAGTTACTACTCGTAGACAATTCAAGTAACCGATGTGACCATTCTAATACTCGAGCTGGTTTTGATGCTGGCACGTTTACAAATGAAATTTCTCGACCAAACATTCCCCAAACGATACCGCGTGCAAAGACATAACGACCATTTTTACTATAACGATATCCCGGATCGTGTTTGCACGTGTTCATATCTGTACCGTCTAATGTACACGTGACCTTTACAAGTTCGAAGCTAATTGATAAACTATTAAACAACCCATTTTTAATTCGTTGCATCGCATTTGCATCTAAAATTTTAAAAATTGTCTCCAAATAGTGAAGTTCACGTTCTTCATCATATCGAATATCAGCTTTGATTACAACTCCAACTGACATGTATGGATTACCTTTTTCATGAGCTAACAACACAGGTTTTCCAATAAACGATCCTGCGCTTTCTCTTATTGCTTCTTCAGTTATCCAAAAGCGACGATCTATGTGCCCTTCGTATACCGATGCTGTTCTAACGTATAATGGTGTTAGTGGTTCATAAGTGAAGTCATGATAAACGTAAAGGGCTGAAATTGATAAAAGACCTGATAGAACAACAACTGCAAACACAAAGAACCATGCTTTTGGACGGGGAGGTCGCTCCATTATAAAGCCTCCACAATAGCCTGTTCAACAAGTACTTCCACGTACGGCTCAATGTCATCATATAACTCAAAGACATATTCTTGTCTTCCGTACTTATCTAGCTCGGTACGCTCAACCAAGTTATAGACTTGTCCACGTAGTGCTAGAAGGAGCCATATATGATCAGACTGCCATGGGCGCTTTCCATGTTTGAAGATTTCTGTTATAACACCGACCGGATACTTAGGGTTAGCAATATCTTTAGTATCCAATGTAACACGATTTTGTTCTACATCAGTGGCCACTACTGCAATCACGCTTGAGCTCAATATCTCGTATTTGTCACGATGCATAAAGTATATTTGGAGGGTACCATTGGTAGATAAGACGTTTAAAGGAGAAAATTATGCGTACTGCCCAGTTTCGAGATGGTAATGGACGGTGGCTTGACATACCTTCAGTCGGCGTTGTCGAGAACCCAGACAATCTTGCATGGCATTACTGTAAGCAACACGGTATACGTACTCGCATCGTTGAAGTAAATGGCAAAGAAGTCAAGGTTTTAAAAGAAATCAAAATACAAAAGCGTTAACTAAATATACCCTAGATGTGGGTATTAACTAAAGAATCAACCGGGCTGATGTGGTTGGTGATCGATGGAGAAGATCACGACCACTTCATATTGCCGATTTTTACTACAACAGAGTCTGCAATGGACTTTGTGGGTGATATTGTGCATAATGATGAATTAGTAATTATGCGTCATATTGCTAGTTCTGAACTTATCAAAGATCTTGGTGAAGCGATTGCAGATAAGCCTGCCACTGCAATAGTTCTAGATCCACCAGATCCTGATACTCTTACAGGTGATGATGAGTTGGTGTATTGGTCAGGCCCAGAATTCTGTGAAATTCTAATGCCACTCATTGAAATGTCCATCACTTACGATGACAAGCATATTGTTGAAGTACTTGATCGCTACCTCAATAGTAAGACTTTGGTCAATCCTAAGTAACCTCACCACGGTTGCATATAAATTGGACCGCTACATGTGTAGCGGTCCTAGCAGGGAGAGGTCGGGATGGCTAAGTTATCTACTCTTCGATATCGAACTGAGGTGGAGGTTCTGGCTCAGGTGGTGGTTCAACATGTTTCACCACATCCTTAACCGGTTTGGTTTTCACCTCCTTGATCGGTTTGGGAGCCTTCTTTTCCTCTTTCGTAACCTCAAATTCGAAATGCTTTGGACTCTTCCTGCGAGTGCGTCCAAAGCGCCCTATTTCACGAATAACAAACTTCGGACCATCAGATGTGATTTCAACAGCTTCAACTACATTCAGAAACGACCGCGATCTAAACGTCTTGTAACGTCCTCGCCGCCCTACAAGTGCTTGCAACTCCTTTAAGAGAGCAGTTGCTTGCTTGTCCGGGCCCCAGGTTCCGACGCGGCCCTCTTTGATGATCATTCAAATTTCCGTGGTGGTGCTCCGTGATCTTCCATACAATGAACGGCGATACCGGCACATTTTCTCATGATATCAAGGGCAGGTTCATTACCACCATTATCTGTCCAAGCTTGCTGGAGTTTGTTCACGTAGCTCGAAAGCATTGTGATATAATCACCAGGCGTATGCTTGTGCCCATCATGACGGGCAGGACTCTTTTCGATGATGTTAGTCTGATATTCTCTTTCACCATCGATTAGCTTGTACACTTCTTCTCTATTCATCGTTCATCCTTTCTAACGTATTCTTTAGAGCGCGCAAAGGCCCAACGGAGCCATTCATGTTTACTTCGCCCCGCCAATATCCATTTGGCCAACCATATTCAATAACCGCTTCTGCAGCGGCTATTACTTTTATTGCTTTTTCAAGTTCGGTACGAAGCTCATCACGTTCCTGTTCCATTTCAGCGACTTCTACAGCTAGATTACCAACGGGCCGATGAGAGCAATCTCTCTGTAGATAGAAAGCCAAACCGAAGACAGCAATAAGGACACCAAACATAATTCCCAAAATCACATCTTTCATAATTACTCCGTATCGAAAGGACTTACACTATTCATACTAACTTCTACGGCCTCGATCAGATCCATCAGTGGATCCGGACCCATAACATCGAAAGGAGTACTAATAAACTTGTCACCTTCTAAATGTTTACACACTAATCTAACACCCTCTGCCTTCGGGGGCCATTGTAACCTGAATCGAGCAATATGTACCGCAAAATCAATTTCTCCATATTCAGCCCTATAGAGCGTGCATGGACGCATTAACCGTATCTCAAGTACATATTTTAGTGCCGTTCCGAGAGATCCGACGCTAACCGTCTTATTCTCTTTAATACGGTCCAAGGCCTCGCGACAGGTCTTACTCTTTTTAAGAAAATCGTTATTCATGGGAGACTTATGAACGCCAATAAGTTATTTAAACTTCTCAATGAAGCTGAAGATTCTTTCAATAATTTAGGATTATACAAGAAGATACTCTCGCAATCAGCACACATCAATTTTGATTTCTCAAACTTCAAATCCTTTGATATCCTAGGCGACAAAGCAATGGACACGGCAAAGGCGAAAGGTTTATCACTCCCCTTCGATAATGTATTGTTCGACATCGATGGAGTAGATGCTCCTGATTTGTCGGGAGAGATCAAAAAACAGAGTTTGTTACTACACATAATACCAGTCGAAATTTCTACTGATATATCTACATTCAAAGTAATGTTGATCCAGGATATGAGATCTATGGATCGAGACATCTATCCACGCAGTCACATTGTGAGTTTAGACTCTACTAATATAATGTCGGTATCAGCAGTTGATGAAGGTATGGCCTCATTAGGATGTAAATGTTCAAGTAAGAGTCCTTTCTCGTACGGTAAGATATTCAAACAACTTCAATCGTTCACACCAGGTTTCAAGGCTGACTGTGGATTTATATCACCTAAATGCGAATCCAATCTTGCGTGTTGTCAATATTTGCAAAGTAATTCTAAAGCGATCTCAAAGATTGCAATCGCTACTATCATCTATATGAATATGCCAGAGCATGAAACGATTAAGGTGACCAATGCGGCTGGTCAGGATGGTTTGAGGAATATGCCTCAACATCTGATTTGTGATAAGACCACTTGGGATGGTCTCCACATTGGTGGAACTAGCGGAGGGTCTAATTTCAAAGATGGCAATGATTTCGATAAGTTCTACAGCGCAGAACAATTCACATTGACTGCTGCCGATAAATTCACTAGGGGGAGTCTCCAATTCGAACCAGTGATAGAATAATAAGTGTATTTAAAAAACAAAGATACTGCAGTAGCGGGTTTACTGATACCGCGAAAGGAAAGAAATGAGAGAAGTTACCCCTCCCAGGGCCGATGTCGGTGTAATTGTTGGTCGATTCCAGGTCCACGAGCTCCATCAGGCACACCTCGATCTGATCTCGTTTGTTCGTAAGCGGCATGACCGCACCCTAATCTTCTTAGGATTATCACCATGCCGCGTAACGACGAATAATCCTCTCGATTTCGACGCCCGGAAGCAGATGCTCCAGGATGCTTTCCCCGACGTAGGGATTTATTATATTAAGGACTGCAACGACGATTCATTATGGTCTAAGCGACTTGATGGAATGATTACGGATCACTCCAAACCTGGTGCTAAAGTAATGCTTTACGGCGGTCGCGATGCTTTCATTAAGCATTATGATGGCAGGCATCCTGCCACTGAGTTAAAACAAGAAACATTTATGTCCGGTTCCGAAGTACGCAAGAGTATTAGTAACAAAGTTAAGGGCACCCCTGACTTCCGCGCTGGTGTTATTTGGGCCTCTCAGAATCAGTATCCAAAGGCCATTCCAACTGTGGATATTGCGATATGGGATGATAAGAAGAAAATGCTCCTTATGGCTCGCAAGGAAGAGGAGCAGTTGTATAGATTCGTTGGAGGTTTCGCAACTGGGCCGACTTTCGAAGCTGATGCACGTCGCGAGGTTGAGGAAGAAACTGGGATTGATATTACTGATCCTGAATACGTTGGCTCTCGTCAGGTTGATGATTGGCGTTATCGCAGTGAAATTGACAAGATTGTGACTATCTTGTTTGAAGCAAAACATTTTAGTGGTAGGCCACGCCCAATGGATGATATCGTTGAACTGAAGTGGTTTCAGTTCAGCACCCTCAAGGACAAGGACCTTGTCCCTGAACATAGAGAACTCCTAAAGATGCTACGATGCAAAAAGGAGAACCGATGAATTTCAATATCTGCACCGCAACAGACAGCTACAAATTGACTCACTGGAATCAGTATCCCCATGACACCGAGAAGGTCTATTCCTATCTCGAAGCTCGGAAGGGTGCGAGATTCGATGAGACTGTGTTCTTTGGACTACAGTACATCATGAAACGCTACTTGGAAGGCGTAGTCGTTACCACTAAGATGGTCGATCAGGCCGAAAAGCTTGCTGCCGCCCATTTTGGCAATCCTGATATTTTCAACCGTGAACGGTGGGATTATATCGTTAGAAATTTTGGCGGGCGTCTACCCGTTCGGATCAAGGCTGTTCCTGAGGGGATGCCGGTTCCAATTAATAACGTCATGATGACGATTGAGAACACTGATCCTAAGTGTTATTGGTTAACTAATCACCTTGAGACCATCCTTACTCATGTCTGGTCTCCATCTACTGTGGCGACCCAGAGTCGTAGAGCTAAGAAGGTTATCAAGCATTACCTCGACAAGACTGCTCAGAGCGATGCTGGCCTAGATTTCATGTTACATGACTTCGGATACCGAGGTGTCTCCTCAATCGAATCTGCGGCTCTTAGTGGTGCTGGCCATCTGGTGAATTTCAAAGGAACCGATACTATTGCGGCGATGGAACTGTTAATGCAGTATTATGGAGCAGAAGTCCCTGCATTCTCAGTTCCGGCAACTGAACATAGTGTCATGACTAGCCAGGGTCAGGAAGGCGAAGAGAAGGTTCTTGAGCAGGTCCTTACTGCCTATCCAGCTGGCATTCTGTCGGTTGTTATCGACTCTTATGATTACCGAAACTTCATTAAGTTAGCAGGCACTAAGTACAAGTATCAGATCTCGAGGCGTGACGGTAAAGTTGTCTTCCGTCCTGATAGCGGTAATCCGATTGCTGTTACTAAAGAAGTCCTAACGTTATTGGCGGCTCATTTTGGATCCACACGCAATGATAAGGGTTACATCACCTTAGATCCTAAGGTTGGAGCATTGTGGGGAGACGGAATCAACTTAATGGATATGACCAATATCCTAGATGCGATGGCTAAAGCTAATTGGAGCGCTGATAATATCGTATTTGGTATGGGCGGAGGATTGTTACAGAAGATCAATCGCGATACGCAGCGGTTCGCCTTCAAGAGCAGCTATCAGGAGCGCAACGGTATCGGCTATGATATCTTCAAGGATCCAGTTGATTCATCTAAGGCGAGTAAGCGTGGTAGATTGAAGCTGGTTCGGACAGGCGACACTATGACAACTCTCCGTGAAGAAGAACCCGGCGAGGACCTGATGCAGATCGTATTTGAAAACGGTGATGTCAAAAAGTCCTACACTTTGGACGAAGTCAGAGACAACGCAACTCTGCGAGAGAACCTCTTTGCAGGGGTAATTTGATGCGTTGGCATGAACAATCATTAGTTGTTAAAGGTCTCCCAGATGGAGAAATACTTCTTATTGGTATCCTAGAAGAAAGTGTTCTTCGGCTCGATGTGGAATTTTGGAAAAATGATAAGTGTTATACGATTACGGAGTGGTCTAAATCACTTAGAATGTGGCGATCACAAGAGATCCTCAACGAAGAAGTCCGAGAGAAATACTGGGACAAAATCATCAAAATAAAATCTCGCCACGAATCGTTCCCCTATTCAGATTGGTTATATTACTTCACATCGAAATTGAATCCTGAGGAACGTAAGGAGTTATTAGGATGAGAGCGTTGAGTGTTAGGCAACCATACGCTGAGTTGATCCTTCGTGGCAACAAGGTTATTGAATTTCGAACAAAGCCAACTAATATTCGTGAGCGTGTCTATCTATACGTCTCTAAACATCCTAGTGGCCCAGAAATTTGGGAAGGATTAGATTTTACTGCTGATGATGTTCCAACTGGTATTATTGTGGGAACAGTAGAGATTGCCAATTGTGGGCGCATACCTCACGAAGATAAGGAAAAGTTCGGCCTTGATAGATCAATATTCCCTGAAGACGACGAAGTTGTCTATGGTTGGTTATTAGAAGCGCCACGTCGACTTAAGCGAACTTTAAAACCTGAGGGGCACCCCCAGCCTATCTGGTTTAATCCATTTCCTAAATAGGAGAATATATGAGCGGTTGGATTGGAGTAGATTTAGACGGTACTTTGGCCCATTATACAGGTTGGAAGGGGCCTGAAATTATAGGAGACCCTATACCCGAGATGGTCTCCCGTGTTCTTGATTGGAGCAATTCGGGGTGCGAAGTTCGAATTTTTACAGCTCGTGCTTCCGTACCAGAACAGATTCCCCCTATTATTGAATGGTGCAAGAAACATTTAGGGAGAGAACTTCCTGTAACCAACGTGAAAGATTTCGGGATGATTGAGTTATATGACGATCGTTGTGTCCAAGTTGAAATGAATACAGGAAAATTAGTTGGATATTCGACACGAGAACTTCGTTGATAGATAACTCATGAAAATTTTAACCTGTAATCCAGATGGTGGTGCGTTTAAGTATATCCTCACTGGTATCAATAGTGCATTCAAAGCGGCTGGTAATGAAGTAAGCGTTCAGAAGGGTCGAGATGTTCTTGGCGAATTCGACCTTTATATTGGCTGCTCCGGTTGGCGACAGAATATCCCCCAAAAGAATAAGCGTAAGGGCTTAGTGGGTATTCACGTAAACCCGTACGGTAAGAAGAAAGTCGGAAGTGTTGATCGTGGACCAGTCATTGATGAAAGTCAAGAAGCTATCAAATGGACACTGGCCCAAAAGCCTGATTTTGTATTTGGTTATATTGGCGAAACATTCATTCCCGATTATTTCGGATATTGGACATCGAAGCACGGTATTCCAGTTGTGCCTATGCCTACAGCCGCCGATATTATGGTTTATAGGCCGAAACCACCTCAGGACAAGTTTAAGTGTGAGATTGGGTGGGTTGGTGGCAAGTGGGGTTACAAGGCGATTATGCTGGATAAATATATGACCCCACTCTCTCGAAAGAAGAAGTGCCTAATCTATGGTTGGGCAAACTCTTGGGGCAACAAGATGGCCATCACCGATGCGGACGTACCTTTCCTGTTCTCTTCGGCTAAGATCTGTCCGAGCGTATCGGAGCCTCATAGTGTTCCTCATCCTGTTGATGTTCCCGAGAGAGTGTTCAAAGTTTGTGCGTCTGGTGGATTCACTATCCATACGCCATCCCCAGCCATTCCAGATATGTTCGGTGATGCTATGCCAATGGCTAGAGATCCAAAACATTGGTTTGAGTTAATTGATCATTATCTGAAGAATGACGCTGAGCGGCAGGCAATGGCTAAGAAGCAACGAGCTGTGACTTTAGCTAAGCACACTTATTTTGATCGCTGTCAGGGTATCGCTAAGGTGATTGGCAATACCAAAATGGTCGCAGATCTAGCGCAAGCTAAAGAGAAGTTGTTATAACTTGTACTTCTTTTTCAATGTTGTACTCAAGATATTGGCAATATCTCTAATTGAGTGCCTAGCCCGCATATCGTGAAAATATTTCTTGTTGGCTATATGACATTGTTCCCATCCTGGTGTGCGATCATGCCATAGGTGGATCATCTTTACAACACGCTCGCTATTAAGGTTGGACTGATCTTTTAAACGATGATAGAATTCGCAATCTTCAACACCATAACCAACAAAACGTTCGTCAAATCCACCAATACGAATATAGATCGCCTTACGCACAGCTAAAGATCCACCTTCAAAATAATCGACAGCTTGATTACATTGCCGCTTTTTGGCAGTGACGCTGTGGCTTCTGTTAACATCGCTAGTCGATGGCTGAGTGAGATATAGAACTTGTTTACCAAAGTGGCACGATTCGTGGACCTTTAACGTATTATAAACTCGCTGCGTATAATTCATTGGAACTAATATATCAGCATCATGAAGCACAATATATTCAGACGTGCTACTAACCACTCCTTTATTAAATGCTGCTGATTTATTAAATTGTTGTCCTTTTGAAGAGCTCGGAACCAATATGTGTTTAGTTGGTCCTATATCAGCATCCCTTAAAGCTATCTGTACATCTTGTTCCACTACTATGATTTCTATGTTAGGGAATCTCTGAGCACGAATATTTCCAATTACTGATTCAATAGATGGACTTCTGTTGGCAGAACTCCGACATGGTATCACGTAACTGATTGTTGGAACCAAAGTAGCCGATGTAGGCGAAATATATCGACGTTTGATATTACGAACAGCCTTAGCATACGCCTCTTTAGCTTTGGCATATAGTTGAGTTCGATTCTCTACAGCCGATTCTTCGTGCCATATCCGAAAGTAAGCTTCAGAATTCGCAACATCATGGAAGCCTGGTGGTTGGATCCCTGAAAGTGAAACACGACGAGACCAATCTACATGTTCCATTCCGTATATGCCAAAAGATTCATCAAAATATCCAACTGTTCCAAATGCTCGCTCATCAAAAGCCATAACAGATCCATGCGGTCTGTCGTTGATAGTCTTAATTAAAACACCATTATGATTACGCTTACCACCATCATTATGACCAGCACCATAAATTCCATGTTGTCTATAACAGAAGTGATGGAAATTAGTCTTGGACATGACGTTGAAGTAAAATGTTTCCCATCCTGCCTTCGACACCTCAACATCGTCGTTCAATAAGAGCTTATAACGGAATCTAGATAGACAACGTAGCAATCGATTAGTATTACCTGCAATACCTAATCGCTGCTTATTATCAACTAGAATTATATCAGGTTGTTCACGAAGCCATTGTTTAACTTGAAGAAGTGACGATTCATCACTGACAAAAATCTTTACCCGATTCATGTCAGTACACCTTCGTATTGATTTAATCAGTCGCTGGAGACTCCCCAGTCGATTATAACTTAAAATCCCAACACCAATATTATTCGAGATAGGGTACTCATCCTCACCTATCGCTTGCTGGTAGAATGCTGCAGGATTTCCTCTAGCTCTATGTCCAACGACTGGTTCACCAGGAGTCCGAATGGAACGAGGAACTCTATGATAACTGGCTGGTCTACGAGTGACTGCACTAGCATCACCCTGCTGAGGAGGATTATGAGCAACACGTCTCCTCGGGGGTCTTGGTCTTGTTTTGGGTTGTGATTTAGCTTGTGGTTTTTTTACTCCTGGAGGTGAATTATCTTCTCCCAATATACGGACTACCCGCAAATATTTTGGAACATATTTGGAGATATACCAATCAGACAGGACGACTTTGGCGTGGCGGGCGACGGGTGTTACTCTTTTGTCCGGGCCTACTAGCTGAACGGCGAACGAGTTGGGGTTTATGAACTCTACCAACTTGGCCATCAATTATCGCCTTAGCTATTCTAGATGCAGCGTTGACCAGGTCGGTCTTATCGCTGTCATTATTTTTAATAAAGAAGAATTTATCGCTTGCCTTACGTAGCTCTGGAATAGATTCTTTAAAATCACTGGCGTAACCAGTAATAATTTTGTGATTCGGCCACTTGTCCCCTGCACGATTCCTACAATCGTCCATTACGGCTCCTACAAAAGCATAGATTATAGTATGCTTCTGTGCTTTGGCCGTCACGAAGTGTTGTAACATAGTCTTAGTCTTTGCAGCACAGGTATCAAATATTATAATTGTATCATTATCCTCAGTTTTTAATGATGCTATTAACATATCTTGAGCTACTTCCCAAGATGTAATGCGGGTTTTGGTCTTCTCGCCTTCGTTCATAGAATCATACTCGGGCGGACGAAGAGTTGAGGGATCGATATGAAGGGTTTTACGCTTTTTGCCGACTGCTTTAAGGATTTCCTTAGCGAATTCGGTCTTACCGCTGAACGGATAACCTGCTGTGAATATGATCATACCGGTTTAGATACGTTAGCGCTGGATCGCGTAACGCTCATACCAGTATTTCTTCTTCTTTTGAGGTAGGACTCCATGTCTCCGGGAATCACCGTGGCTGAGTGGTAAAGCGACTGGACGGATTGCGATTGCACCAGTAGTTACCGCCATTTCCAAAAGCTTACGATCAAATACTCCGGCAGCCTTGTCTTCTGGTATTTCTTCAGTAATTGGCAATTGACAACTACCACCTACATTGGTCTCAAATATTGCGATGCTACGATGGATGTTATGGCACAACAGATTAAACTTATATGCCTCATTAAGAAGCGTATCTGCTGAATTGACATCAAAACCATTGATAGCGTCTATGAGTTTATAGGCAGTATTAACATAATCCATACTTTCAATTGGGGAAACTTCATCAAGAGTGAGCTCTGGCTTGTCTGGGGCCGTTGTGTCAATTATGGCACATGTCAAGTCTAATACATCATCAGCTGTCTCGACCAGGGTATCCACTCGAGTAGCAAGTTCATTTAACGCGATCTTACCATTAACAAATTCAGCTAGCCCGTGGCGCATCCGTAAAGTAGGTACCAAAATACCAGTTGTTTTAGAAGCATGTTCTGAAAGACGTTGCAACGCCTCTTGATAGGTAAGGACCATTCTATCTGATTGATGGTCCATCTGACGTGCAATGTTCCTGATATCGTCAGCCATTATTCCTCCACGCCCAACCATTTAGCAACAGATGTTTGTGCTTCTGGTGATTCTGCAGCCTTGGTTGTCGCATGTTCTCTGGCTTTGCTTATATGTAGAACCAATTCCTGTTTCAAGCGTTCAAGTTTTCTGGATAAGGAGAAATCACTGAATACATTCTGAATGACAAAACGAGCCCCCTCGATATCCGCTGCCGCGCCTTGAAGCTTTTCGATGGCCTTTAGACCTTGATTGATATTGACCTTGCCTCCGGAAGGGCCCTCTCCGAGCTCTCCGTTGCCCTCCTCGGGCTTTTCTGGGACTGGAGGGGCCTTAGCCCCGTCCAAGGCTTTCTCGGGCGCAGGAGATACCTCTTCTGGGCCTGGGGTGGGCGCAGGTTTGACCGCTTTCGGATCCTGCTCGGACAATAATCTACGCTGACGTGAAGTTAAAGCCATTGAAATACCCCAATTTAGTTTCTAGAGGTATTTTTGCGATTTTGTTTACGTAGTTCCTTCTTGATCTCATATCCCAATAGGGTTAGAAGGGATCCCACAACCATCCCGATAAGCCCCCACATTACGGCCAGCTTCGTCATCATCTCAGACGAGATGACATCCATGTTTGGATCCATTATCTCACCACCTTAGCATAGACAGGATACATACGTTGATTAGGCTTGGTTCCCCGAGTTATTGTTTTAAAAGCTGAAGTTTTTAATATCAAATCACCAGTGTAACTGCCTTTCCCGTTTTTAATAGCAGTTATAATATCAGGGGTCAATGTCACGACTTTTATTACTTCTTGTGTATCAATAACCTTGGAGAACAAGTCACGTATCATGCCTGGACCAGCCATCTTATTCAACGAGGTACGCATATCCACGAGACGCAACTTCCTCTTCTGTTTGACGATATAAAACAAACCTTGAGGAATCTTGGCAGCGGCCATCAATGATAAAAATTTCTGGTTATGTTTCTCTAGAAATTCTTTTCCCATCCGTGCTTGTGGTCCCCTACTATTGACTGGATCCACTCTATTACCGTTAAAATCCGCCATTTGGACATAAACGTATCCCTCATGGCGGTATAAGAGAACTGTCAATCCGTTGATTGGATAAGCTTTTATAATATAAACGAATTGATCAGCAATTTCGGGTATGTCTTTCAGATCCAATATCTCTGGATATGGAATAATAGAGGGTATCTTAGATACATCCCAAGTTTCAGCATCTTGCATCATTATATGAACCAGGTTGGAAGATTTCCATCTGTGTTCTGGATGGCGGCGTATGTCCCTCTCTTACCTGCAGCGGCATGAATTTTAGATATTGGGATAGTTACAGTGCCTTTAGCAATTTGAGCTTCATCTAGCTGAAGAAGCAAGAAGGGAAGCCCCGATTTCACAATCGATAATTCTTCATCGCGGATCCCATTAACAATACCGAACCAATGAGTCATTAACCCATGCCAGATAACGATATCTCCAAGCTGTGGCTTCCACGCTGCGATCGATTTATATTGTGCTAGATTAAGCGTGCTTTGTTTCATAACCATCCTAATAATTTTAGGGCCGTGGCAACTATCACGCCTTGTGGCACAACAACCTTACACCACCATTTGAAATACAACCTCTCTCCAGTGACACGCCCAAACAACAGAGCTAGCCAGTAGAAGACTGCCGCAAGCGCCGAACCAACTACTAGGACTTCAATCGCTGGCTTTATCAGGTCCATGAGTTTGTTTTAGTTTCTGAGAATATGGGTCGAATTCGTACTGGCCTTCTGGTAGTTTCCAAGTAACCTTTAGACCATCGCGCTTCCCATCGAGTCGCTTAGTGATCAATGTGTCTACCCATAGATAGTGACCACCTACATTAGGACGAGCGGGGAGAAAGCCACCATAACTTGACTGATCTCCCGTAGGGGCCTTACTGTATTCAGCCTGGCGTTTAGCAACGTCTAATCCTTCTATGAGAAGCTTTTTAATGGTTGTTTCTTTGGTGAAGGGTTCAATAGCTTGCACTAATTGTTCATAATTAGTTACTGTTACCTTCTGAAGCTCCTGCATCTCCTTTTTCTTGTTCATTATTACCTCCAGGTTTATGTATCACGAAAGTCCATGGATGACGACTTAACCATCTAGCCATTAATTCATGGAACCAATTTGCGAATCTATGTGCACAAAATGCTTTAATAATTAGATCTATCCACCATATTGTAAAATCTCCTGGTAGGACAAATGCGAATGCGATTGCTGGCCAAACAGAGAAACAATATCCACAATGGAATAATTCTCCAATTTTAGAATACCATTTTTCATTCTCACTACCATATCCTGTCTTTCTACTAATCCAATCCCGAAATCCAAAGAATAGACTAGAAGATGTTATAATCTCCGTGATAGCCTCAATACAAACGACAACAAGCGTCCAGACAATTACTGCTTTAAGGAACGCGAAGATTGGCAGGATTATTTGAATGTATTCCGACATGACCTATTTATACAAACGTTTAATAAGTCATTTGTTCGAGATTTAATATTATATTTATAGCTACGACGACTAGGATAACTGCATTTTGGACATACCTTAGAGGCCTTCTGGGCGTGTAATTTTGGTTGTTTCTTTCCACAGCCGCCGCATGGCATATCTTATCTTTCCCATACTACAATTAACCTATCAGTGGCTTCTTTAAATGTTTCTGCCCGTTCTCTTTTCGGCTTCTGTAGCATCAACCACTCCCACTTATCTGAATGATGGGCTATTAGCCATCTATAAAAGACTATTGATCCTCTATGGGCTGATACTTCGAAACTGTATTTGTGATGCCGTGCACAGAGTAGAATCCCATTCTCTATAATATGACGATGCGAATACATCTCCCTAGGGATTAAATGGTGGGCCTGAGTAATCTCAGTTGTGCCACAATAGGCGCACTTGCCGTCCCATGTCCTAGCAACAAGTTTTCGCCACAGGTAATCTGCTTTGTTTCGCCACAACCTTGAATTTGGATCCTCACGCCGTTTCTGTAGAGAGCTCTTCTTTTTCCTCTTTTTACGACGCTTCACAAAGCTTTCTTGAGTAATTTAACAACAATACCAGCATATGAGCTAATATTCTTGATTATCTGCTTCTTCTTATTGTTTTCGGATGTAGCACCTTTAACGACGCTCATAAGCTTGGCAAGTTGCTCTTTGTCTACCTTGGTAGGGAACAATTTGCGCAATTCATCATCAGTTAGACGAACAAGAGATGAGATTTTAGTGTCCAACTCAGCATTGGTCATCTCTTCAGCTTTATCTAGAATATCATCAAAAGGGTCACTCATTATCCACCTATTAATTTTCCAATTGCTGCACCCAACATGTCTTCAACTTTTTCAGAACTCTTTAGGAGTTTTGTTTCTATCTCTAGTGCCTTGGCGCGAACTTCAGTCCCAAATACATCTAAGAGTTCATTTCTAGCTTCCCCTAGACCGGCTGCTGAACTGAGTAAACTAGTAATACTAGCATTTACCTCAATCATCGTAGAATAATAATCTTCTAAAGAGCGCAATAACGATTGTCTATCGCTACGAACAGCGTTGATCCATTTCTGCCTATTCTTTAAAATCCGCATTATTGTCTTGTCATACTGCTCTGGTGTTAATTCAATAAAGTCTGGGTCTCTCTCTTTTAAAAGTTTTCGCACGTTAGCTAAGAAAGCTTCTTTGTATTCTCCGAGCGCGAATTCATCAATATTCTTTTCTACCAGATCAAAATGACGGTTAACCAAATTGATGTGGCTAGTCCGTGCACCGGTTACCATCTCTCCCAAAGCTGTAGACAGAGGGACAGATTCAGTAGGGATATAGATGCAGCTCACCATAGCCGCCATTAAGACAACTATGGTGAGCTTACTCAGTCTTTTAATCAATCCTGACATTACTCGCAATCACAAACGTCGCACTCGCACACGTCGCAACCGCAATTGGATGGCCACCTGATAACTGCTGGACACTTACAACTACCCTCGTTCTCTTCACACTTGCAGTTGACACATGGACATGACTTGAAGTTGAACTTAAACTCCTGAGGCCCATCTGGACCAGCTTCCTCTTCAGGAGCGATGGCAGCAGCCATACCATCTCTTAGACCCTTAAAGAAAGCGATCAAGGCCTTATGAGCACGCTCGCTCAACTTATCTGTTGGATTGTCTGGCATCTCGATGTGATGCGAAGCCACATTGACCGCCAACTGGATAGCTGAGGCGACATCGGGTTCAATTCTCTCAGATAGGTAGGCGAGAGCCGTATCGACCGTACTCCGAAGAACTTCACCTACTTCAGCTCCTTCAAACACAGGAAGGATAGTGTCATTGACGACCTCAATGGCAGTCTGAGTATAGTTTACGTAGTCTTCTTCCTTCTCGGGGTTCTCTTTGATGAGATACCGAATACCTTGATTTGCAGCATGATATGCGCCCTTCTCGACGTATTCAGCTAGTTCCTCATCATCGAACCTTTCCAGAAGCTTGCAGCCAGAAAGACCAGAAAAAGCCAAACCGACTAGCGCAGCGAACGCGATTAACTTCATGATTCCTCCAATTATTTATGTTATTTACTGTAAATTTTTAAATGGCAACAGTAGATTACCAGTATCAGCCATTAATCCGCGCAGTTTATATTCTTGTGACATAATACCTATTTTATCTAAGTTATAATTAACAGATGAAACTTGCTTCTTCTCAATATAATTGATATTATCATTTAATTGAGGAGATAAGCTTAAATCTATCAATTGGCGATTACGTTCAAATAATGTATTTCCAACATGAGATTGATGTCCATTTTCAGAAACGAGTGCTTTTTCAGAATTTAGGAACTCATGTCTAGCTCGTAGATCATCAATTAACGGCTTAACACGTGCTTTACCAATTTGATAATATCCCGGAATATTATCTGAGGCGTCTCCAGTAAATGCCTTAACAAGGACGGGGTCGCGCTCAGGTTTTTCTACTAAATCTCTCGTAAATGGATTGAACAATTTAACATGATTAAATCTATATAATAACTGTTTAAAATCTCCATCACTCGATATAACAAGTTGCTCATCTCTAGGGTTATTATAAGCAAATGCATAAATTAAGTCATCAGCTTCCTGACCATCACGAAAATATTGTCTAACATTTAAGTTCTGTAATACCTTAATCGATACTTTCATCTGTCGAACAAGCTCAGACTTCACATCAAGACCAACGCGTTCTTTATACATATCAGCCCGCTGGTCTTTGTATGCTGGAAATACTTGTTTACGCCATAGAGTAGCAGATGGTGCATCCCAGAAAATATGGACAGAATTAGGTCTGAATTTGTTTATATAACTTGATATGAATCTCAGAAATATTACAAAATAATCATGACCTGATTGTCTGAAACGCTCATCAGCATGACCTGCGAACATACTTCGATAGATGTTATTCTTGCCATCTATCAGCATGTGCTTAATCATAGTCTATTTATGCTTGTGGCCGGGTGCCGTCCTCAACACCCGGCCACTAGCAACTACTCTTCAGTTACTTAGTCGACTTGATGTCGTTAAGCAACTTCTCCAGTTCATCGTCGTTGGGATCCTCAACGGCCGCCTCTGCTGGAGCCGGGGTCGACTTGGTCGCCGCCGGTACCGCCTTCTTAACCGCCGTGGCACTAACGGCAGTTTTAGGGGCGGGTTCTGCTGGCTCCTCGATCAGCTTATCCTCTGACTCTACTGGAGTAGAGGCCGGAGTTTGAGCTGGAGCGGGAGCTGGCTTAGCTTTCTGAGTGGGCTGACGTTCAGGTTCACCACTCATGACTTCTTTTACCTTCTGAGCCAACACCTTAGCATCGCGACCTGCGAACTTGGTGAAGACATCATGACGCAATGAGAGGATCTTCTCGATTGCCGCCGTGTTTGGCTTTCCATCCTTACCCTTGACCAATGGGCCGAGAGTGTTGGGGAGGAATTTGGAGCCCTGTTTGTACTCATTGAATTCACCCTGGCGGTGAACTTCGAGCTGGAAGACGTAGCAGTTCTCAGGGTCGTAGAAAAGACCATAAGCCTGCGGATCATCCGGATCGTTGGAAACATCCCGCATGATGGTGGCTTCCATGATGTCAAAGACCGTCTTTGGCATCGAGTAAAACATGACCTTATTGCGTAGCTCGGTTGGGGTGCTCTCGAACGGTGGGAACCAAATGTTCACCACGTACGTGACGCGGGGCAGGTACGTCTTAGCGATGTTCCTGCGAGCCGTGTCGTCGTCAGTTTCGTTGAGCAAATCAAATCCAAGCTGACAATATGGACAATCATTGCCGTCATGAATGCGTGGGCACTCAAATGGCCGATTATTGATCCAGTGCGTACCTGCGGGGGTGAACCAGAGACTCATAGAGTTGCTGACCTTACCACCAACGCACGTGTCGCCCTTCTGGATACCGGGCAGGACGACGAACTTGTACTTCAAGATCTCGTCCGGCTTAACCTGTGGCGGCCGGAATTCCATTGGATCGCGCTGCCGTCCACCCTTCTTCTCTCTCATTCTCTTGCGAACTTCTGCCAGTGCTTCATCCCGATTCATCATTTCATTCCTCATAAATTAAAAGGTTCATTAGTTACGGATTACGTTGTTCTTGTCTTTTAAATCCTGCTAGGCTTCTTAAATGCTCTGATTTCATTCTTACAGCATCAACAATCGCAAACAGCTTACTTAGCGTCTTGTTGGCGATTATCAATTTCGCCTCTAATTTGTTCAAATCATCATCAGTTTCTATTAAATCCTCCACATCGCTTCCACGTAATTTAACTCCCTGTTCTCTTGCTTCCTGTAGCAGGTGCTTTGTTACTTCTCCTTTGCGCCGCTTGATCATTCGCTCTAATGTTGCTGATTGTTTCTTACCCTCAGCTAGAAGCGAACTCCAGAAAGCAAATAATGCAGGGGTCTCATCAAGCTGCTCTTCAAGGTTTTCATAGTCGATTATAACATCGGGTTGGAAATCCCGCTCAACTATCCGACCATCAACCTCTACTCGGAGTTTGAATAGCGTACGGGCTACGTCTTCTCCGATATCAGCTTTTTCAAACCAATTGCTCATGTTTCATCTCAGTGAACTGCCATCCACCATTAAATTGCTTAGCAAAATAAGGGACTGTTTTGTCTCCCTCAACCGAAAGATGTAACACCTTCTCATTGTCCATAATATCAAGATGCCTGAAGATATTATTAATAGACAATGGATCGGTCACCGATTTGATCCAGTCGCTTCGACGTGATTCGAGCTCTAAAATGTTTAGCCAGACCATCCCTTTGCTATCCTTCATCCCCGGAACTCCTTGAAGGGCCGCCAGGCTCTCCAACGGTTCCCTATACTTACTCGTAGAGGGAACATCGGATTGGTTCCCACAATATTATTAAGTGGGTGGAGCATGACATCTTTTATCTCTTTAATAACATCTCTAACCATATCTTCCGAGCAACATAATACAACTGAATCATATAGTTCCGTCAATATACATTCCGGAACACGCTCGTGCAATTGGACCAATACATTTTGCATCGCGTGTGCAACGCTGCCTTGAATGGCAGCATTGAAGACAGACCTCTGAGTACGCTCATTGCCATCCAGGTAAAATCGCCGTCCTAACATAGATGTAAGGTATTGTTGATGTTCCAATTGGTTGCACAATTCTGCAGTCCAATCTCTCAATTTTGGATAGATCTCTAACCTATTATTGGGGTCTAGTGAGTAAATGCTCTGGAATAAGGTACGTTTAGACTCATCGCGAGTGATTCCTAACCGTTTGGCGAGATACTTGTATGGGTCGGAGTCTTGGAAGGTCCCCTGCATTTCCTCATCGCCAGATAACAATGATACTACCCTCATATCAGCCGATATCCAATCGCCGCAGATAAACATGTTATAATCCTGACGAATTGCAGATATTTGCTGTTTGTCTCCCATCCCCTGGATACTAAATCCGAGCGTTTTAGATCTACCAGAGAATGTATTGATATCGTAGACTGGATGAACAATTGATGGTCCTATCATCACACCGCGTCTTTCTAATTCTTCATAAACCAACGCGGCATCTGCGGCTAGACTCATCCACTTCATCGCTCCACATTGCTTAGTTTCGGCCAGGCGACGGGCAAGTGCTTTCTTTAATTGCGTCGATTCGCGAGGCCACATTGCATCACGTTCGGGGATATTGTACACCGAATAATTGATGTCTAACGGTAGGTCGAATGCTTCTATATGAGACTTGAAATCATTTACTATGACGTCATCTTTAAAGAGTGATGCGATATAACTTTCGTTCTGTTTTACATCCTGCAATTGCATACCAGTTCCAGGCATATAGAGATGTACAAAGTCTAATTTATTGGTGGCATCATCATGGACTAGAGACGCCAGTGGTTTAGATCTGCCGAGCTTATCAAAAGCTGTTTGTATATACCGCACTATTTCCTTGGGGTTTTCTTCTTACGAAGAGTCGATTTCAATTCATCAACTTCACCAGGCTGCCTCATATGCGCATATGGATCATTGCCACTTTCTAATGTGCGTATGTCCATCTGGCGCTGGGCATCAGCCCTATTCAGATAACAATTACCTTTAATATAAAATTGTTGATCATAGCCATATAATGTCTGGGTAGCCCTAGTTCCACATACAGGGCATGCAATTTCAGGTTCTTCATGCATGCCATGCCGCTCTGTCCAAACTAGTATATCGTCCGGATGTTCTTCAAGAGCTATTTTATCACGTTGCTCATCGGTGAGCTGTGATGCTGTGCATTCTTGACTACACGTATAATTATAAAATGGCATTATACTCCAAGTCCTGATTTAACACGCATGTTCTCATAATTGATGTATGCATGAATCAGCTTCTCATCTGGGCCATTACGATTTTTAGCTATCCAAAAGCGCAATTTTGGGGTCTTGGAGTTCCGCTCTTCATGTGTCTGGTTGAGCGTGACGCAATAATCAATTGACATCATCTTTTTGAGCGATTCAGATGTCTTATTGATACCTATCAGTTCACCACCATTAGCTGCTTCTTTCCCTTGGCTATTCAACCCTTCACGGTTAGTTTGTGTAGCTGTAATAACTAACGCATCCTCGTTGACTGCTAATGCTCGTATTTCTTCAGCTACGCAACCTTGGCGGAGGTAGTTATCTCTATTATTAAAGGGGCTCCTAGAGATCATCAATTCGAGGTAGTCGATTATGATGACATCAGGCTTCCAATTTTTGGTTCGCTTCAAGACATCAACTAGCTGATGAATGGTATCAGTAGTGATCTCACCCGGTGCGAATCTAGCGATAATCAGATCGCCCTTAGGGTGAGAGGCTTGAATTTTCTTTAATCTTTGTTCAATGACATCGCGCTTACTCAATCTGGTACCAATATTCTCTTCAGTGAAGGTACCCATATAGCGCTGCATTGTTATTTCGGTGGAGTTTTCTAGCGTCACATGCAACACTTTCAGATTTCTCTCTACACACATACGCCCCGAGTTAACCAGCATAATACTCTTACCTCTGCCGGTCGGAGCCATCCACACAAACACCTCGCCCCTGGAGGGTCCACCATGATTGATGTGGATAT